AGTGCTCCAGCACGTCGGTCTTGAGCGAGAGCTTGAGCTCGGCGACGTTGCCGGGCGAGCGCACTTCGATGGGCAGGCCGGACTCGTCGCGCTTGCCGAGGAAGACGCGGCCCTGAAAACTGGCGTAGGTGCTCATGATTTGGATTCCTTGCGTTGGATGGTTTTGGGTTCGAGAGGCATACCGTCGCCTTGCGGCTGGAGCTCGGGTACGGGCTGGCGGTCGTGGCGGGCGATGCCGTTGGCGATGAGCCAGTCGGCAGTGCTGCCATCCACATCGAGCCGTTCGCCCGCCTTGTGGGCTTGGCCCGCGTGGGTGTGCGGTTGGGTCAGAACGATGGAAGTCATGGGGGTCATCCTTTGGCTGAAAGATCGGTGTCGAGCGTCCGGTAAGTGATCGCGTAGCGCGCGGGAATAGCGGCGGCCACCGCGTCGGCGTCCTCGACGTCCCACTCGCATTCCTGCTCGCGCAGCCCTAAGGCAAGGCCGCCCAGATTCCGGTCGGCCAGCAGCGCGGCGTGGGCGGCGGTGATCAGCCGGTCGGCTTCGGTTTCCGGAATGGCGGGAGGTACCGCGCGGGCCAGCGCGACGAGGCGCACGATCAGTTCGCGCGTGACGCGGTCGTTGGCGCGTTCGGTGATGGATTCGGACTCGGGGAACACCACCAGCGCCGGGCACTGCTCCCGGCTGATGGCCACCGTGGGCGAGCGGTGCAGCGTGGCCCCGAGCGATTCCACAGGCGTGCGGACGACCGCCATCACCGCGAGCAGAATCTGTTCGCGGATCGAGTTGCCGGACACGGGTCAGAGCCTTGTGAGCTTGGCGCGCATCTCCGAGCCATCGCCCACGGCCCGGATGTCGCGCACCTGATAGATCACGCTGCCGATCTCCACCGTGTCGCGCGGGGCCAGACCCACGAACACCGACGCCGGATACGACATCTGGTGGTCGGTGGTCGAGGCCAGCCCATCGAACACGGTGTCGTCGGGCGCGGCGAAGCCCACTGGATGCTGCTGGGCGGGACTGCCATCCGACGGTTGCCAGCGGCACTCCCTGAGCAGCCCGGCGTTGCCCGCTGAGGCGTAGATCTGTTCCACGATGCCCATCACGCCACCGTCAGCTTGACCAGCACGCCGGGGCGATGGCACATCGGCAGCGGGTTGGACTGCGTGTGCAGGTCGGTGCCCCGGTCGAACTTGCGCGGCTCCTGCTTGGCGTACAGCGGTTGGCCCACCGTGTTGACGGTCTCGTTGAAGTCCGCCGGCGCGAAGTAGGTGCCGAAGGTGTCGATGGTGCCGGTCGGGAAGGCGTGGGCCTCGCCTGCCTCGATGAAACGGCGCACGACAACGTTCTCGCCGATTCTCGCTACAGCTTTCCCCCGGTACTCCTCGAAGGTAATGCCGCCATAGGTGAAGCCCTTGCGCACATCGTTGATCAAGATGGCACCGTTTTGCCAATTGGCATAGGCCGTTTTTACCGTCGGGTGGGCAATCAGCGCTGCAAAGAACTCCTGCGAGCACAGAACATGAACACCAGTCGAGAACTCGCCGCTGAGACCTTCTTCGATCGCTGCTGCCGTAGCGATACAGGCGCCTTTGACGTCACCTTTCTCGTTGGAAAACGGAAACTCGACAACGGTCTGATCGATCTCGAAGGCATCGAACAAATCCACCAGCTCCGACCCATCGGCGTCGAGGATCACACCCTTGAGCGCCCCCATGCGCAGGTGCTCCAGCGTGATGGCGTGCTTGTTGCGCATGGTCTCCAAGTGACGGGCGACGACGTTGGCGATGGATTCGGTTTCCGTTTCCGAACCGAAGGCACGCAGACCTTGCACTTCTTCCGGCAGCACCACGTCGTCGTGAGGAATGTGCGGTACCACGAAGGAGCGCAGCTTGCGCTTGCCGCGTACGCCAACCGTACCAGGCGAACCCGGTGGCAAGGTGGGCAACAGGTTGAGTACACCGTTCATCTCCTCCACGATGATCTGGCGCTGACGCACTGGCTTGGGCGGCATCAGGTTCAGTTCTTCCAGTCGCCCATAGCGGTTGGGCAGGATATTGATGGCGGCGGTGAGGGCTGCCATCGAGAACGCAGGATTGCTGAAAGGGTTGTTCATGATCAGGCTCCTTGACGGACGAGCACGCCCAGCGCCTTCAGTTGCGCGATGGCGGCGAGTTTTTCGGCGGTGGTGATGGCGTCGGGCCACGCGAGCGCATGGTGGGCGACGATGGCGTGGCGCGCAACGACGAGGCCGTCGTCACGGTCGATCAACACGGCGTCGCAGGCCTGTAGCAGCACGCCAGCGGCGACCTGCGTGCCGTCTTCTGCGGACGGATCAAGTTGTTTGAACTTGGCCGTTGCGGTGACGATCCCGACCACCGTGCCCAGCGGCAGGTTCTGGCCCGAAGCGACCGTGACGCGGTCGCGCGAGTAAAGGTTTGGGGCTTCGTACTTGAGCAGGTCGCCCAGGTTCAGAGGTTCGGCGAGAGCGGGCATCTCAGATCTCCTTCTTGGTGGATTGCGCTGCGATCTGCTTGGCGGCGTCGATCAGCGGATTGCTGGCCACAGGGCGCGCGGCGTCGGGGGCGATGCGGCTGGTGATTTCGGGACTGGCTTCGGCCTGCGCCGCAAGCAGTTGGCTGCGCACCTGGGCGGGCGAGGACTGGGCTTCGAGAAAGCCCGCGATCAGGTCAGTGCGCCCGGCCAGCGTGCAGGTCTGGGCGATTTCGACGGCGTCGGCCACGCTCAGCGCGGTGGCGGTGGCGGTGGCGGTGGCGGACGGTTGAGGATGACTGCCAGCAGGATCAGCAAGAGGCCGATCAGAAGCAGCGGGGTCGGTTCGATCATTCATAGAAGACTCCATCTGGTGGTTGCGAAGAAAGCCCGCTTGGCTGGCCGTAGCCACCTGAGTCGGGAGTGGGGAAAGCGATTGCGTGAGTTGTGTAAGCGCGTCGTCAAGGCTGCCGACGGCGTCGGCCAAACCGGTGGCGACGGCGTCCGGGCCGAAGAACAGACCCGCTTCCGTGGCGCGCACGGCGTCCGCATCGAGGCCGCGATGGCGCGCGACCGTCTCGACGAACAGGTCATAGATGCGATCCACCTCGGCCTTGAGGACGGCGTGTGCTTCGTTGGAGATCGGTTCGTGCGGGTTGAGGTCGTTCTTGCGTTCGCCCGCGAACACGGCGGTGTAGCGAACGCCGTCATGAGCGTCCTTCACCGACTGATCGACGTGCATCGCGATGACGCCGATCGAGCCGACGCCGCCGGTGCGCGCGACAAACACGCGGGCGGCGGCGGACGCGAGCGCATAGGCTGCAGAGAACGCCATGTCGTTGGCCACAGCCCAGATGGGCTTCACTTCCGACGCCGCTCGGATACGGTCGGCCAGATCGAACACGCCGCCCGACTCGCCACCCGGCGAATCAATGTCGAGCAGGATCGCGGCGATTTCAGGGCTGGCCAGCGCCGCATCCAGTTGCGCGGCGATGCCGGTGTAGCTGGCGAGGCCCGACTCGGCTTCGATGCCCGAGGTTCGGCGCACCAGCGTGCCGTGGATCGGAATGACGGCGACCTTGCCGCTCGGAGGCCCAAGCGCGCGGGCCGCAGGCGTGTAGCCCACGGGCGCAGCGAGGTCGGCGAGGCCGACGCGTGCACCGAGCACGGAGAGGATGACGTCGAGTTTCGGGCGATGGATCGCCAGCGGCACGCCGAACAGGCGCGCCGCCAGATGGGGTAGCACGGTCATGGGAATCCTTGTGGAAGGCGGTCTGGCGGCCGGTCAGGAAGACGTTTGGCTGCCGGTGGCGTCAGGCACGCTGGCGTTGCGGTTGGGTTCGGCACTGCCACCGTCCTTGGACGTGTAGCGAGGGTCGGAGTCGAAGATCAAGCCGAGGTCGTCGGCGCGCTGGTTGTCGGCGGCGATCTCGCGGTCGACGTCTTCGGCGTCGTACCCATTGGCCGAGATGGCTTCCGAGCGGCTCATTAGGCCCGCGCGGATGGCCAGCAACATCGCCTTGAATTCCTTCTCGGGATCGACCCACTGCCAGCCCTGGGGAATCCACTTCACCGCGAGGTACTGGCGGCGACGGGCTGGCCCGCCACGATCGAAGCCCGGGGCATCCAGGGCCCCGGCGAGCACCGCCTGCTTCATCCAGGCCGCCCACACCGGACGGCACATCTGATGCACGAGCACCCCGTGCTGCACCATCTCGCAGCGACGCCGGAACTCCAGCATCCCGGCGCGGATGGACGAGTAGTTCACGCCGGTCAGATCGCCGGTCAACTGCTCGTAGGTGATGCCAATGGCGGCGGCAACCGCGCGGAACTGTGTGCGCAGGAATTCGGAGTACGAACCGCCAACGTCGGCAGGATCGGAGAACTTGATGTCCTCTCCGGGCTCCAGGATCTGCAGCGTGCCCGGCTCCAGTCCGGCAAGCGCAATACCGTCGGCGTCCGATGCGCCTTCGCCCATCAGGTTGTCCTCGGGGTTGGCGCGCGTGACGAAACCCGCGAACATCGCGGCGGTCTTCTTGCGCGCCAGCTCAGCATCGTCGTACTGGTCAAGCTCGTTGAGCTTGACCAGGGCCCGCGACAGCCACGGCTCGCCCCGGATCTGGCCTGGGCGCAGTACGCGGAACAGGTGAATGATCTCCTTGGCGTCGATGCGCACCGTGTCCATCCCGCCCTGGCCCGACATCGGGGCAATCGGTGACAAGTACGGCCCGTCCTCCGGGTGCGAGCGGTACAGGTGGTAGGCCACGCGCCGTCCAAGGTTGTCGAACTCGATGCCGGAGCGCACGACGTTGCCGGATGGCAGATCGGTGTTCAGGTTGATGGGCAGGTGCTCGGGCTCCAGCAACTGGAGCTGCAGGGGTACCGACAGGCCATCCTCCGGACGGCGTGGCCGCAGTCGGATCAGGCATTCGCCACCTTCGAGCATCGCCCGACACGCCAGGGCCTGCAGGCCATAGAAGTCGGTCTGTCCGGCCGCGTCGGCTTCCTCGACCCAATCGCGCCACAGTGCCTGCACCTCGGCCTTGAACCGTTCGTCGCCAGACAGGCTTTGCGGCTTGATGCCGGTGCCGACCGCATTGGCTACGAAGGCTTCGATACCGGCCTGCGCCCAGGCATTGCGTCGAACGAGGTCCCGGCTCTTGATGCGTAGTTCAGAGCTGGTCGCCAGCATTGCAGCGACCGCACCGGGGTTGCCAGGCATCCACGCCAGTGCGCGACGGCCACGACCGGCCGCCTCGTGAACGGGCGGCTGCCCAAATAGGCCGCGAATTTTTGAGTACCAAGCCATCAGAAGCCCTTCGCAGTCGTGACGCGGATCTGGCGCTTCGGGCTGGCACCGGTGTTGCGCGCGATTTCTGCCTCGACTGTGCGGATTGCGGCCTGGAGCTCTTCGACGCTGCGGTACTCGACCGTCTTGTCGCCGAAGCTCACGCGCCGCTCGCCGGTGGCAAGAGCCCGCTTCAGCGCTTCGAGTTGGGTGGTGGTGTAAGTCACGGTGTCCTCATCGGCGTGTCAGTCAGCCGAGCCAGCGGCTCTTGATGACCCGCCTGCCAGAATTGCGGTTGCCAGAAACAGCGAGGCCACCGCTATGGGTGGCCTCGTTCAATTCGATGTCTTGGATGGGCGGTGGCTCATCCGGTGGGGGCGCAACCCCAAGTTGCCGCTCCAACTCCCGCCAGTGGCGTTCCTCGAAGCGGTCCAGTC